GTTCGCAGTGTTGTACGAAGACCGATTTACCCACCCGCACCTCTGAGAGAATGCAGGCTTGCCAATCCATTCGACCGGCAAGCCTCTAGCTGTCCTGCACACAAAAAAACTGACAGGCCCTAGGCGCCTGACTTCTAACTAGTCGCCGACCGGAACACTACATCCGCCAACCTCCCCACATCCCCCTCCCCAAATCCCAACAACTCCCGCCGCGCGTACTCCACCTCCAGCCCGCCTTTCCGGTTCACCCGATCCCGCAACCCGAACTGGTGAACCTCCGCCATCCGTCGCACGCTCCCGGCAAACTCCACCACCGCGCGATCCGGCCCAGCCTGGATCTTCAGGAATTTCGCCGTCCGCAGCTTCCCGAACATCTGCCGCCTGACCCGGCCAGCCCGCGCGCGCAGGCGTGGTTTGCGTGGCTCGTAGGCCGAGCCATCCGGATTGCGTTGCTCGGCAATCCGCTTTGACTGCCGGCGGCGCAGTTCGGTGGCCACGGCGCGCATCAGCTTGCGGCGTTCGGTGGGCTGCAACTGCTGTAGGAACCCGCCAGCCCAGCCGGCGATATCGTCCAGGTCGGCCTTCATGGGGTGGGCAGCTTCCAGCTGGCCGGGTCGTCGTAGGGATCGACAGGCTCGGCGGCGTGGGTGATGGCGTAGCGGCTGCCTTCCACCTTGACGATCACGCGCTCGGTCAGGGGCAGGCGCATCAGCAGGTCGACGCTGTCGTGGTTGAGGATGTCGGTCTCGAAGCGGAAGCCTTCGGGCCGTTTGTCCGGGTTGGTGAACAACTCCGGCTGATTCTCGCGCAGCCAGGCGAGCACGGGCACGGTGATGGCGTCGGCGCTGGCGGCGAAGTCGGTGACAAGCACGGAGAGGGTGTACTGGTATTCGAACGAGATCGTCTTGGCGCCGGTGGCGACGACGCGGCCTTCCTCGACTGAGAGGTGCAGCTTGTCGGGATTCCGCTGCAGGTCGGGTACGGCGGCGGTGATGGCGGTGCGGAGTTCTGCGGGTTTTCTCATGGGGTGTCCTGGCCGACGATGGTGGCGCCCTGGGCGCGCAGGATGTCCTGGAGGGCGGTCAGTTGGGCGGCGTTGAGGTGGCCGGTGGTGTAGTTGTCGGCGACGGTCTCGGTGACGGTAGAGAGCGGAACGCCTGCGGGGGCCGCATCAGTGCCTCCGGGATCCGGATCGGGCAGGTGGGTGCCGGTGGCGGCGGCGTCGTGCAGGCGGACAAAGCCGACAGGCACAGTGCAGGCAGCATCAGCTTCGACGGTGACATAGCGCGGGATCTCCTTGATGATGGTGTCGCCTTTGACGTGGATGGTTTTGATCACGTCCACATAGCGGATGACCTCGACCACGGCCCCGTCCGCGCTGTCGAGCTGGGCGCGAAGGGATACAACCAGCTTCTCCGCGTCGGCGGCGCGACGCTGGGCCTGGCGATATCGCTCGGTCAGCCAGGCGCCGGCGCTGGCCGTGCTGACCAGGGCGAGTACCACGGCCAGGGCGGCAATGAGGGTGCGTCTCATGCGGTCACCTCGCTTTCTTCTTCCTCGGCCTGATAGCGTGCGAAGGCGCGGGCGAGCTTCACGTCATAGAGGTTGTCCTTGTAGGCCGGGCCGTTGTAGCCGAGGGCGAAGGCGGACCAGCGTCGCGCCTTCAGTGCTTTGTGCAGCGCCGGGTCGGCCAAGACGAAGCGCACGAAGGCGTCGAGCTGCTCGGCTTCGCCGCAGCGCATGGCGTCGGCGAAGTCTTCGACGCTGGGATACCCAAGTCGCTCCCAGTGGTAGCCCATGACCTGGAACATGCCCCAACTTGCCGATGACAACGCGCATGCGTTATCGATCTGCGATGCTGCAGCGAGGCGCCCGTGTTCCGCAGCCTTGCCCATGTAGCCGCCGCGCCGGGCACTCACCACGTTGGGATACCGCAGCGCCAGGGCATTGGCATCACGCCCTGTGGCGCGCAGCTGCCGATACATGATGTGCCGCTCGAACAGGATCACGGGCCGCCCATCGGGCAGGAAGCCGGGGCCCAGGCTCTCTACTTCATTGACGGCGCGGATGGCGGCCAATTGCACGCCGAGGGTGGTAGCGGCGCGACGCAGGTCGTCGTCGCCGAGCTGGCCGGGCTGCCGACCGTCGAGCTGGAGGGCGAGCAGGGTCTTGGTGCCAGCCAGGCCGTCCACGACCAGGCCGTAGCGTTGCTGGGCCGAGCGGACGGCAACGGCCGTATCTGCATCGAACTCGCCCGTCAGCTCCAGCCGCGCGCCGCGCATGCGCAGCAGGCGCTGCAGTTCGCGCACGTCGGCGCCCCGGTCACCGCGTCGCAGTGTCGTCATGGCTGGATCTCCTGAGGCAGCGCAGCAGCAGCGATTCGTTCTCGCGGCTGCCGTCGGTGCCAGTCATTCGGAACAGTTCGACCACATTGCCGCGCACGGCGTAGATGGCGGCGCACAGGACGGCCAGGATGCCGTTCTGTGCGAGCAGCGCCCACTCGTAGCGGCCAAACAGCACGCCTATGGCAACCGTGCCTGCCATCACGATCAGGCCGTAGGCCAACGCGGCAGCCCACGGGCGATGCATGCAACCATCACGGCGGAAGAGCAGCAGACGGACAGCGATCAGCGCGCAGAGCAACGCCTGGATGAGGGTGAGGGTGGTCATTGGTCACCTCCGTCATGCGGACGGCGCGTGCCACGCAGGCCGGACATCAGGCGGTCGCTCTTGTCGGCCAGTCGGATCAGCGCCAGCAGCACCTTCACCATCACGGCGGATGCTACCAGCGCGCCGACGCCGTGACTGACGTGGAGGTCGCCGGGCAGCAGGGCGGCGATCAGTGCGGCGGCGAGTGGTGCGGTGAGCCAGCCGATGACGATGGAGAGCATCAGGAAGGCGATCTTTTTGCCGTTCGACAGTTCGTCCGAATTCAGCGCGAAGACCGCCGCGCCGGCGAAGGCGCCGAGCACGGTAGCCGCGTCGACGCCTGGCATCAGCGAGACGGCGCCGATGCCCGTCACAGCAACGGCGGCGGTCGAGCTGGTGGAGATGGGTTCAGCCATGGAGATCCTTGAGGGTCAGTCCCACAACTGGACGCGGGTGATCACGGCCTGCTGGGGGAGATCCGGCAGGTCGACGACCGTGCCGTGAGGGAGGACCGGGCCGAGATCGGCCAGGCCCCGGTTGGCTTCGAGGACGGCTTCCGTGATGCCGGCGGTCTGGCCGTAGATCCGGTGGCAGATCGCGTCGACGGTGTCCCCCTGCATGGCAATCACGCGCATCAGATCAGCGCCACGGTGCTGCGTGGTCGCCCGGCGATATCGCTGACGGCCCAGCGTGCGTCGCGCCGCAGGTCCTCGACGGCCTGCATCAATGCCTCGGCCTTGCGGTCGCCGGTGGCGGTGGCGTCGTAGTCCCGGTAGCGCTCGATCAGGCCGGCGCGTGCTTCGCAGTACACGGCGCGCAGGTAGCGGTGGACGTGGCCGGACTTGCCGTCGATCTTCTCCGCTGGCACTGAATCCAGCGAGGCATGGCCGGCTGCCCGCTGCGTGATGCGCCATAGCCGGAGGTCATCGTTAATCGAAAGCACAGCCTCGACCAGCGCGCCGCGCAGGCGATCCGCCGTCACGGTGCCGTCCTGGCGCATGGCAGACAACGCAATATCGATATCGATGTCAGGGAAGAAGCCGTCATTGCGGATCACATGCTGGCCGGCTTGGGCGGGTGCGGGAGCAAGGAACGAAGACATAGGTCTCAGGTGCGCGAGAAGGTCGTGGAGGCGGTGGACGGGGTGGCCGTTCGGGCCGGCCTTGCGGCGTTGTCGAGGGGCACCCCGTGCCGCCTGTCGCGTGGGGTCACGCTCGGTGTCAGCCCTGGCCGCTGCCCTCCTGCGCAGCGGTCGGGGCAGTGTTCTTGATGTCGCGCTCCAGGCGCTCTATGTCCTTTTTCACGCCGACCTTGTCGTGCAGCACCAGCGCTCGTCGAAGGTTCAGCAGGGCGGCGCGACGGCGCGTCTGCTGCTCGTCGGGAGGCAGGCTGTCGATCTGCGTCAGGCTGGCGTAACCGAGTGCCTTGTGGAGCTTGGCGCGTACTTCGTCGGGCATGTCCTCGCCTTGCACGATGTCTGCCACCTCGGCCAGCGCCTCGATGTCCACCGGCTGGCCGGCCTCGGACGCCTTGATGGTCATCGTGGCGTATTCCTCGGCGATCAGGCAGGCCGTGGTCCGCTGGTATTGGTCGGGCATCACCAGGTGATGGCGGATGGCGTAGCGGGCGAGGGGCAGGGCGCCGGGGAAGTCTCCGACGTCGATATGCCAAACCATGACGGTCATGAAGACTTCGTCCTGAATGCCGGCATCGGCCTCCAGCACCCCCTCGATCCACGGGGCATAGACGGGCAGCATCGCGCGCTTGGCGTCGGCCTTGCGCTCGATGGACTGGATCTGCTTGAGCGCGCGCTTGTGCTCGGCCAGCTGCGCCAGCATCAGCTCGTGGCCGGTGGCATGGCGCAGTGGATTCGCAGCATCCGCTGCGGCGGCAGTGCGCGCCGCGGTGACGCGCAGATAGTGGTTGCGGGCCGGGCTGCTCATCATTCCACCAGCTCGATGTTCTCGGCCATCGCCACGCATTCGAGATCCTCGATCACGTAGGCGTCGTTGCTCGACTCGTAGTTCTCGATGCGATCGCGCTTCGGGTTGTCGACGATGGTCCGGCGCCGGCTGCTTTCCTGCCAGTAGATGGACAAGTTGTCCAGGCGCGTGACCAGCAGCGTGTTCGGCGGCATGAAGGGCACGCGGATGGCCGGCAGGTTGCCGATGCGCTTCTGGCTCATGATCAGGTC